TGCAGGCCAGCCCTGCGGTTTGCCAAAAGGTGTACCGCGCGCGGCCGGACAGCATCCCGGAAGACCTCGACCAGGCTGTCAATGTTCAGTGGGAGCAGGGGCTCGCCGGCTTCGGCGCGATCCGCGGTGCTCCGATTGACTGGACCACGAAGATCTCCGTCGACTGCTACGCACGCAGCCGGACCGATACGGGCGATGTCGCTGTGGATCCTCTCTTGGCTGCCGTGTTCGCGCGGCTCGCCGAGGACACGACGTTGGGCGGCCTCATCGCAGATTTGAATGTCGCGGGCATCCAGGCGGAGAACGCCACCGACGCGAAGAAAACCGGGTGGGTCCGTCTCACGTACATCGCCCAACACCGAACCGACAACGGAACCCTTAACTGAAATGGCAACGATTCAGCAAACCAATACCTCGAATGCCGGCACCTCGGCGCGCGCAATCCCGACGCCGCCCGGCGGCGGTTCCTGGACCTTCGACGAAGAATCGTGGAAGTGGGTCTCGAACGATCCAGCCCCCGAGCAGCCGGCAGATGCTGGCGATGACGTCGTGAACAAGAACATCGAACAGGAGTAACAACCATGGCACGTTATATCAAGAACACGCTGATCGTCGCCAAGCTCGAAACCACGGCTGGTACCGACGCTGCCCCGACTGGCGCGGCAAACGCGATTCTGGTCTCCGATATGAGCATCACGCCGCTCGACGCCCAGAACATCGATCGGAATGTCGTCCGCGGCTATTTCGGCGCCAGTGAGCAGCTGGTCGGCCCGGCCAGCGTCAAGGTCAGCTTCACCGCCGAGCTGGCTGGCTCGGGGACCGCCGCCACTGCGCCGGCTTGGGGCGTGCTGCTGCAAGCCTGTGCAGCAGCCGAGGGTCTTCTGTCGACGCCGGCCCGAGTGGAATACACGCCGGCCTCCACGAACCTCAAGACGCTCACCATCTATTACTACGATGACGGCGTGCTGCACAAGCTCGTCGGCACCATGGGCAGCTGCAAGCTTTCCGCCCGGGTGGGCGACCGTCCGACGCTGCAGTTCGACTTCACCGGCCTGGATGCCGGCGTCAGCGCAGCGAGCGATACGGGAACCTTCACGGCGTGGAAGAAGCCGGTGGCGATGACCAAGGCAAACGTAGTCGATATCACGCTCGGCGCGTCCTATGCCACTGGCGCCCTGACTGGCGGCACCTCGTATTCGAGCACGGGCATCGATATCGATTTTGGTAACTCCGTCAGCTTCACCCCGATGTTGAGCGCTGAGACCGTCGATATCACTGATCGTGAATCGACAGGCTCGACCGAGCTCGACCTGACGGCGGCACAAGAAGTCGCGATGACAGCCTCCGTCAAAGCAAATACGACCCAAGGCTTGGGCATGACGATCGGGACTGCAGCTGGCAACAAGATCATTCTGTTCGCGCCGGCAGTTCAGCTGCTGTCCCCGAAGAAGGTCGACAAGAACGGCCGCCGCCTGATCGGCTACGACCTGCGCTTCATGCCGGTCAATGGCAACGACGAATGGCGCATCGTTACCCAATAACCAACACTCTTACATAGAAAGCGATTTCAGCAATGGCATTCAAACTCGTCATCCGCAAGAAGCTGCGCGTCCCGGTCAAGGGCACGCTCAATGGTGAAGACGGCAAGCCCGTCAGCTTCAGCTTCGTGCTCCTGTGCGATCGGCTGACCCAGACCGAGATCGATGAAGCGATCAAGAACAAGGACGAATCCGTGAAGGACTTTGTCCAGCGCGTTACCACCGGCTGGGAAGACGTGCTCGATGAGGGCGGCAACTCGATTCCATTCGACGCCGACAGCCTGACCGCGGTGCTCGACCAAGCTGGCATGCCGATGGTCTGCTATCAGTCCTACCTCAAGGAAGTCGGCGCTACCGTAAAAAACTGAAGGAGGCTGCGCGCCTTATGGCGCGCGGCCAATTACGACTTCGAGCGCAAGACGAATCTGAGGCCAGCAGCGAGGTCGCCGAGGCGATGGCGGCACTTGGTCTTTACTGCGAAGAAGAACTTGTCATTGATGAGGACGAGTTCTGGCTCTGGCCGGAAAACGAAGAGGCGTTCTGGACGTGGTGCGCTGTCCAGACGCAGTGGGTCACAGGCATGGCCGGAGCAGTTGGTCTCAACTATGCCGGCGTCGAATCTTGCCTTCGGATGCGTGGCCTTGGCAAGGGGCGAAGACGCCAGTTGTTCGCAATGGTTCAGGTGATGGAACAGTCGGCCCTGGAAGAGTGGGCGTCAAAACGATAGGCAAAAATGGCTTTTACTCCAGGTACGGGCGCAGTCATCAGCTTCAGCGTCGAAGGCGCGCAGTCCGCGCAACGTCAGATCCAATCGATCGGCGACACGATGCAGAATCTGGCTACGAACGCGAAAGCTTCCCTCAAGGAGCTCGCCGCGTTCGCAGGCTTTGGCCTCAGCGTGGGTGCCGTGGCCGAGCAGATGCTTAGTGCGCAGCGAGAGTTCGATAAGCTCAATGCGGCCCTTGTGACCGCTACCGGCTCTACTGCAGATGCGGCAGCGGCGTTCAAGTCGCTCCAGGCGTTTGCGGCCAGCACGCCGTACAGTGTGGCGGATGCCACCGAAGCCTTCATCAAGATGAAGAATCTTGGCCTCGATCCGTCGGAAAAGGCGCTGCGCTCCTACGGCAACACAGCCGCGGCGATGGGCAAGGGACTCGATCAAATGATCGAAGCTGTTGCCGATGCTGCGACCGGAGAGTTCGAGCGCCTGAAAGAATTTGGTATCACGTCAAAACAGAGCGGCGACAAGGTTGCGCTGACTTTCAAGGGCATCACCACGACCATCGGCAAAAATGCCGACGAGATCCAGGCTTATCTCAAGAAGCTCGGCGACACTGACTTCGCCGGCGCGATGGCCTTGCGCGCGGATACGCTGGACGGCGCGATCAGCAACCTTGGTGACGCCTGGGATGCATTCATGCTCAAGATGTCCCAGTCCGGCGTTGGCGATGCCGCTAAAAACGGCGTTGTCATGCTTGCCGACAATCTGCAGTTGCTGGCCGGCGTGATCGGCACCGTTGCCGCCGCCAAGCTCGGCTCGACCTTTGCGGCGTGGGCGACGGATACGTATAAGCAGGTCGCAGCTAGCGTGGCTCTTCGGGTCGCCACCGTCGCGGAAATGGAATCTGCGGTAGCGGGTAGCGCCGCCAAGGTCGCCCAGCTCCAGGCGACCCAAGCCACGATCGTAGTCGCGCGTGAGGAAGCTATGGCTAAATTGGCGTCCTCTAACGCAAATATCGTCGCTGCCGAAACGGCCATCGCTGCCGCCGAGGCGGCCGGCGCGCAGAGTTTCGCTCTGCGCACGCTCCGCTTGGCTACCGCCGAGCTGACGGTCGCCGAGACCGCTCGTGCCGCCGCGCTAGCCGAGCTATCCGTACTTGGTACCCAGCAGGCGAGCGTGTCGGCCAAGGTTACTGCTGCGCGTCTGGCTGAGAAGGCGGCACAGGACGCACTCAACGCAAGTACGGCAACCGGAACACTGGCTACCGGGGTAGCGAGTCGAGCGCTCGGCCTGCTCGGCGGGCCAATCGGCGCAATCATTACTGTCCTTGGCCTTGCTGCAACCGCGTGGAGCGTATGGGGCAATGCTGCTAAGGAGGGAAGCAAGCAGGCGACCGAGTCATACGAGGACGCACACAAGCGCATCGTCAAAGGTCTGGACGAGCAAATCGCCAAGAACCAGAAGTTGGTCCAGCTGCAAAACCTCGGGCTGACGAAACCGCAAATCGACCGTAACCAGCCTGTGCTCGAACAACTGGCGGCTGCATCGAAGCGTCTGAACGACATCAACAACCAGACCGGCGATTACGCCCCAGGCAAAGGTAAGGATAGTGCGGACTTCATCCTCGATCGCACCCAGGTGCTGAAGGACATCGTTGTTCTGAACGAGAAGATGAAGAAGTCCGACGAGTCTGCTGCTGCAGCTGCAACAGGAAGCACCGAAGCGATGATTGCCCTCCGTCAGCGACTGACCGGTGTCAACCAGCAGTATCTGGACGATCTGGAAAAGCTGCAGGCTGCGCGCGAGAAGGGTGAGATTAGCCAGCAAGAGTACACCGCCAACCTGCTGACGCTGGCGAAAGAAACATTTGCGAATTCCGCCATGGGCAAGCTGTACGCCCAGAGCCTGGATGCACAGGCCGCGGCCATCCAGCGAGTCGCGGAAGCGCAGGGTCTACGCAACGAGCGCGACCAGGCTCATATCCAGTTCTTGAAAAGCACCGGCCAAGCTGATGATGAGGCAACGATACGCGCTGCGGCCGCGGCCCAGATCAAAGCGCTCAACGATCAAATATCGAGTCAGCAAAATCTGATGGCCGTTGAGAGTCGGCGCCAAGTTAGCGCAGAACAGTTGGCGCAAAAACAGGCAGATTCCGATGGGAAAGTTGCGAGCCTGCGCATCCAAATCGGCAATGTGAAGGCTAAACGCGAGGAAGACCTCTTTGCGCTCGAGCAGCAGCGTTACAGGACGGCGGTGAACAACACGGCCGATCTGATCGAGAAGGAGCAAGCTGAACTAGTCAGTCTGAAGCAGCAGACTCAAGCTCAGATCGACCAGAACGACCAGATCGGCCTGACCACAAAGCAGATTGCGGCGCTTACCGCTATGCGCTTGGAGGAAGCGGCCGCGCGCAAAGATGGCGATGCGATCGTTGCGGAAGGCCTGGACCTGACCGGAGAGCGTGCCGAACGCATCCGTGACGAGGCCCGAGCGATTCGCGAGCGCGCGACTGCTGTCGTTGACGGCGCAACAAAGCAGGAGATATACGACAAAAATCTCCAGGATTTGAACGCGATGGTTGACATCATGTCGGCTCTGGACAGTGCGGCTCAGTCGGCAGCGCAGGGCATGGCAAACGCATTCGGTAGCGTTGGCTCGGCCATCGGCGGGATGACCACTGCGCTCAGCGGTTACGAGCGCACGCAAGCCGCCATCGCGGCGCAACTGGCATCGGCAACGAAGGATGCCCACGGCGACCAAACAAAAATCCAGCGCGCCAACATGATGGCCGCCGAGGCATCCGCCCAAGCGCAGATCAAGTCGTTTGGTGACATGGGCGCGGCGGCCAAGGGCTTCTTCAAAGAGAACACCGCCGGATACCGGGCGATGGAAGGTGTCGAAAAGACTTTTCGCGCCTTTGAGATGGCAATGGCCCTCTCCAACATGGCCCAGAAGTTGGGACTGGTGGGCACTTACACTGCGGCCGTCGTTGCTGGCAAACAGGCCGAAACTCAGGCCGCCATCGCCAGCGTCGGTCCGGAAGTGGCCGCGGCTCAAGCTAAAGGGACGGCAAATGCCGCGGCCGGGGTTGCCAATCAAGCTGGGGGCGATCCCTACACCGCATGGCCCCGCATGGCAGCAATGGCTGCGGTCATGGTTGGCTTGGGGTTTGCGGTATCGGGGGGCGGGAGCAGTGTCAGTCTTTCGCAGCAGCGTCAGGCCGCGCAGGGCGCCGGCTCGGTCTTGGGCGACAGCGATGCGAAGTCAGAGTCGATTAAAAAGTCGATCGACTTGGTCGAGAAGAATACCTACCAGGATCTAGCGATTAGCAGCAGCATGCTGGCTACGTTGCGCAGCATCGACACCAATATCAGCAGATTCGCCGGTCAGCTGGTGCGTAGCACGGACATTACGAACCCGGACGTTGGTACGCTGAACTCTAACAACGGATTGGGAAAAACGATCGCGTCTTGGGGCGCTGGGGGCGTTGTTTTCGGTTCCCTTCTGGCTAAGATTCCTGCTCTGGGCAATATCTTCGGAAAGGTGGGAACCTCGATCTTCGGCGGTAAGCAAAGCGTCGAAGACTCTGGCTTCAGCATGGATGCGACTAGCCTTGCGACCATCCTGGGCAGCGGCGCAAAGGCATTTCAGTATGCGGATATCAAAACGTCTGGCGGCTGGCTCGGCAGGGACAAACTCAGCGAGCAGACGACTCCGCTCAGTGAAGCCGCCAATCAGCAGTTCACCGCGATCATTAAGTCGTTGGCGGACAGCGTGAAGACAGCGGGCGATCTGCTCGGCCTTTCGGGCGACGACTTCACCAAGAAGTTGAATAGTTTCATCGTAGACATCGGCGAGGTAAGCCTCAAGGGTTTGAAGGGTGACGATCTGCAAAAGGCGGTGGAGTCGGTCTTCGCGAAATTGGGCGACGACATGGCTCAGTTCGCCGTCGGTGGCTTGAGCAAGTTTCAGCAGGTGGGCGAAGGCTACCTAGAGACGCTGACTCGTTTGGCAGCCGAATACCAGACCGTTGACGTAGTGTTTCAGTCGTTCGGGAAGACGTTTGGCGCTATCGGCATGGCGTCGATCGAGGCTCGCGACCAACTGGTTCAACTGGCCGGCGGCTTGGACAAGTTCACGAGTCAGGGCGAATATTTCCTAACGAACTTCTTCAGCGACCAAGAGCAAGCTGCGGCCCTTAGGAAACGAATCGATCCTATGCTCGCGCAGTACGGCCTGTCGTCGGAAGGTGAAAATGCCGCAAAGGCGTTCCGTGATTTTGTTGTCAGTCTCGACACGACGACGGCCGCAGGTGCTCAGGCGTACGCCACACTGATGACGATCGCACCGGCGCTCAAGTCCGTCGTCGACGCAGAAAAAAGTGCGCTCGACGAGCGGAAGAGCCTGCAGGACAAACTGGACGAGTTGACGATGACGTCGACGCAGTTGCACGAGAAGGAACGTGCAGTGATCGACGCGAGCAATCTGGCGTTGTATGACCGGATCACAGCGCTCCAAGCCGAGAAGGATGCAGCGAGTAATGCGCTCAGCGATGTTGACAGCGCGTTTTCGGTCTTGCAAAAAGTGGTCGCGCGCGAGAAAGAGGCGGTGCAAGCCAGTGTGGATGCCCATACGGCATCGGTGAGCAAGCTGCAGAGCCTTTCGCAGTCGTTGCGCAGCACCCTGGACAGCATGAAGTCGCCAGACCAGCAGGTGCTGGCCCGCGCGGCGGCGCAGGCGCAAATTCGCACGGTACTGGCCAACGTGAAGGCCGGTGGCACGCTGCCCGAAGCCGACGCGCTCAAGGATGCCCTGAGCGTGCTCGCGAAGAATTCGACGGATCAGTTCGCTGCCTATCCGGACTACCTGCGTGATCTATACCAGACGCAAAACGACATTGCACAACTGGGTGACATCACGGATGACCAGCTGTCGGTAGAGCAGAAAGCGCTACAGGCCGCGCAGAGCCAGCTAAATCGCCTGGATGCCATCGTGGCAAACGGTCAGGCACAGATTGACGCGATCAACGGCCAGTCGGTCGCAACGCTGACGCTCGCGCAGGCAATGGCCGGCCTGCAGACCTCGCTGAGTTCTGCGCAGGCGACCCCATACGTCACCGCGACATCGGGCATCAGCCAGGCTTACATGCAGTTGCTGGGGCGCGCGCCTGATGCCGCAGGTCTGGCGTATTGGCAGCAGGCGGCTGCTAGCGGGATGTCGCTTTCGCAGATCCGCGCGCTCATTGAGGACAGCGCCGAATACAAGAACCTGAAAGGCGTTCCTGGGTTTGCAACAGGAGGCGATTTTGGCGGTGGCTGGCGCGTTGTCGGAGAGAACGGGCCAGAGCTCGAAGCAACGGGCCCGGCTCGTATCTTCAACGCCGGCCAGACGTCGGACCTGTTCGCGCGGCTCGCTAGTCCATCAAGCAACAACGATGCGCTGTTGGCCGAGGTGAAGACGCTGCGAGTTGCTATTGAGCGCTTGGAGCAGAGAAACAGCGCCGAGAACGTCGCTCAAGTGAAGCAGCTGCAGGCCACCGTCGATCTTCTCACGAGAGTGATTTACGGCGGCGAGTCGATTCAAACCAAAGTGGCGAGCTAAATCAAGATGATGATTATCGATCCTGTCGCTTTGGGCGACGTAACGATCTCGCGACCTTCGCCCAAATGGGTGTTCGATAAGACTGGCGCGCTGGTGCAGGTCCCGGCCGG